AAAAAAATAGCTGATGCCTCATCTTCCAGCACCAGCTCTGTTTTCTCATTCAGCAAGATAGCAGCCCAATCCTCGCAGACTTTTTTGGCCATCTTGAGTGTATATAATTCACGATCCTTTATCCCATGGTCAACGCCCACTTCACGAAACCGATGAAAAGGCTCATGAAATCCCTTCCACCAATCTGCCCAGGTGTCAATCTTGTCATAATAGTTGCTATTCAAATTGTACCCGTATGTTTTATTCAGATAATTTACTACTGTCTTTACCTGCAATCCTTTCACCTCCTGTCTGGAATCAGCTTCGGAATGAAGCGCTCCCAGCTATACTCGAATGCGTCCAGAATATCAATGTCACTGCTGAAGTTGTCCAGCCGCACATCTTTGCCTTTTTCCGCTTCTTTACTGTCCCACACCGCCGCCTGTAAGCCCTGATCCAGCAGCGTGCAACCTTCCAGCAAGAATAATCTGCCCGTATTGAGCAAGGTGTTGGCGCAGATAATGCGCTGCACGATCTCATTCTTGGCGCTGTCACCGATGGACAGATTCAGGCCAGCGTTGCGGCAGGCTTTGCGCAAGCCGTTAATCAGATACTGGGCTTCACTGTCCGCAAAGCAATAGCGAATCCAGACACCAGGGAAATCTGCTTGCAGCTTGCGATAAAAGGCAAGAAACTCCTGATTCACCCGGTCGCTGTCAATATCCCCTTTGCGGCCGTTGATGTGATAGTCGGCCAGTACCGTCACTTTACTGAAATTATGATGGATGCCAGTGGCCACAAAGGTGGTCAGGGAACGGTTGCCCCCAAAGTCGATGCCGATGGAGATAAACTGTAAGTCCTGGCAATGCTCTTTGGTATCGGCAGCCTTCACTTGATACTGCTGCGGGTTGTCCGCATACTGGGCGTAGATAACGCCATCGGCAGCCACCCACAGCCCCAGAATGTAACGCTTAAAAAACACGCCGCTGTACTGGGTGCGGTAATCGGCTTTGATGCGCTCGGACAGGCTCAGGTTATCATCCATGCTGAATTGCAGATAGAGCAACCGCTTGTCCGCCCGCTGGTCAATCCAGTTCAGTTTGAACCAATGAGCTGGCCCATCGGGGTTGCAGTTGAACCAGAACGTTCTGCCCTCCACAGAGCAGCGGGCAGTGGCCTGATTGACGAAAGATTCTGGCATCAGCGCCACTTCGTCAAAGAGTACACCAGCCAGTGTAATGCCCTGAATCAAGTCCTGCGAGGATTCGTCCTTGCCGCCGAAGATGTAGAAATCGTTGGTCACTTTGCCCCGGCGAATCTCCACCATGTTATCCGCCCGATGGTCCTTCAGCCTGTATCCTCTGGACCACAGCATCAGTTTCAGCACTGTCAGCACATTGCGGCGGAAGGAACCAATGGTCTTGCCGCACATGGCAAAGTTCTGACCGTTAAAGCTCTCCATCGCCCACATAACAAAAGACAGCGCCATGGACACGGTCTTACCGGAACGGATTGCCCCGTCTGCTATGATGCCCTGCTGCTCATGCATAGGTGAATTGGGCAGCCACCAGGTCAGCACCTTAAGTTGCTTTCGGCTGAAGGGCTTGAACTGGAAGGTGTTGCGTTTTAATCTTGCCATACGCTGTCCACCTGCCCCTTCAAAGCCTCGATGAAGCCGTCATCTACAGTATCATCTTCATCATCACCAGTGATTTTGGCCGTTTCTGCCTGTAACTTGGCAATGCGTGCTTTCTGTTCTTCAATCGCAAGCGCACCTTTTTGAATCTGGTCCTGTGTGCGCACGATTTTCTCTAACTGCTTGATACAGGCCAGAATCCCAGCTTCACGGTCGCCCTCGGATAATTCTTTCTCGTGCTTGTTGCCCCACATATCATAGAAGAAATCCTCCTGCCGGTTTAATAATCTGGTAATCTTCAACCGCAGCAGACGAATCTCTGCTTCCAGATCCGCTTCACCAGGCAAGCCTTCATAGATTGCTTTCTCGTCCTCCGGCAAGTATGCAGCATAAATGGTTTGGTACGCTCCAT